AAGCGATCTGGCAGACATTTACTCTATACACAGACGCATTGTCAAAATCTATTGGCGACACTGGAGCTTGGCTTAATTGGTATTGTTGGGAAAACAATATGGGCGCTGACGGTAAGAAAGCGAAAGCTGCGAAATGGAAGCGGTTACAGCCGGTCAACATATAACAAATAGGAGAATAAATGCCACAGAAACGTCCTAAGCATTGTGATAGTTGTCCTTTATGGCATAAGGCCGGACATAAAGAAGGCACAGCACTACATAACAGTAAATATGACAACTGGTGCTGTCATTATAGCAATCATGCTCCGAAAGTTGTGTCGATATGTATTCAACAGAAGTATCGAGAGGTGAAGGAGGAGAAAATATGAGAATCTATTTTAACACAGATGTATTTGGTTGGATTATGTTTGGTATTGGTTGGAAAGCAAAATGGTTTTTAGGGCTTTCGATAGCAAAGAAAATAAAATGAATAAAACGGTGCTGGACAATGAGGGCAGTGCGTCACTAAAACAAGATTATTGACTATCTGAATCAGCAGGTGGGGAAATGAACCCAGTATTCTATAACGCCTACATACAATGGGTCGATCCGTTTTTTCGCAAGTGGGACTATACGATAGCTTTCGTCTTTATGTTTCTCCTTGCTTGTATAGGCCTCGGCGCAATCTGTTTTCTCTTTGATTACTGGCTTTTTAAGGAAATTTGGGATGACTAAACGAGAAGAAGAAGTATATAAAGCAGTTCGACAAATGCTTGCTGACACCGAGAGCCACAAAACTACACTCAAGCACGCAGTAAAGTTTTTGAAAAAAGCTCTCAAGTCATCAGGGCTTGAACTTCGAGAGAATTGCTTATATATTCTAGGAAATTCAATTAGGTGGGATGGGGAGAATCATGTAGATGTGAAGAAAGTCCTGCGCAAGTTCTCCTTCCATCCTCCAATAGGAGTAAAAAGGAAAGGATGGTGAGATGTATTCAGGTATTTCTGACGAGGAAAGAGCTCTACTTGAAGCTCTCGGTTTAGTAAAGGTTAAAAAGCATGCAGATATTCCAGCAGAATTTAAAATTATCAAAGGCATAACAAAATGTAAACTCTGCGAAACAGTCACGACACAAGTGATTAAGATGATGAAGATTGGAGAAGGGACTTGGGTAAAGCAGGCTGAAATTCCAGTCAACGAAGAGTTTGAAGAAACACTCTCCTATGAGGAGTACAAAACAGAGGTTAGACTTTGTTGGGCCTGTAGAGATGTTTTGATGGAGAAGGAGAAGGAAGAACTTGTAGACTTAATAATTAAGCTCTACAATCCCATTCTTTCAAGACAAGAAATTTGGAAGGAAGTAAAGAAGTTGAAGGAGGATAAAAAACATGAGTAGTGAGATTGCTCAGGTCTGGTTCGAAGAAGCAAAGAAGTTGAGCGTAGGCCAAGCCCTCTTTGTCCGCGTGGCTGATAAGAAAGAACAAACTTCACTTGCAAATGAATTTGAGGAAGAGAGAAAACTTTTCTCTCAGATTGAACCTGTCCACGCGAGCCAGATTTTTATCAACAAAACTCTCAAGGAAAGAAAGCAGTACGTCGTGCTGGAACGAAAATACCGCGCGCCTTACACAGCTTTTCTTCGAGATGCAAATGGTCTTTTTTCAAAGATAAACATTGATCCTGAGCGCCGAAGGATTCTTACTCTTATGCTGAAAGATGGAAAGCCAAGAGAAGAAATTGAAGAAACACTTAATGGGCTGACTGATGAGGAGATTGGTGAGTTTTTTGGCTGAAAAATAATTTGTAATTCTACCATTTTTTACTTGACAACTGCGTTATTTTGTGTTAGAGTGCAGCTGTTGTTATGATGAAAACGGAATTTTCTGGATAAACTAAACTGAAAGGAGGCTTCAAGAAGTATGCAGGAAGGCGGAAAAGAGTGGATTCAGAAGCACTAAACCATCAAACAAAATTCAAAGGAGAAGTAAAATGACCGAAGAAAAGAAAAGAAAGAAACTGACGAAGGTGATTGAAGGGACTGTCCTGACCATCACAGAAGGGATTACCAACACGGTAATCAAGGTGGACTTTGCTAAACTGCCGGAGAACATCAAAGCGAATCTGGGGCCTTACGGCTTGAGCCAGAAACTCGGTGATGCGGCAGCTGGTAAGGAAGGTCAGGAAGCAGTTGATTCCATCATGAAGATCAAGGAAGGTCTGGAGAAGGGCGACTGGACTGTGCGCGCTCCGGCGGCTGAGAAGATCAATAAGAAAGACATCGTGGACAAGTTCAACGCGATGGCTCCTCAGCAGAAGGCTGTGCTGGCTGCAAATCCCGAGCTGAAGAAGACCCTAGAAGCTCTGGGTGTGAAGTTTTAGTCAGTGAAACGTGTCAAAATTTGACACATCTGAAACATCAACTGGTAGGGCCTGAGGAGTTAAAACCTTGGGCTCTACCAATTAAATCAGGGAGGTTTAAAATGTACTACGTGATTGAAGTGGGGTATCAAAAAGCTTTAATCCATACTGACGAAGCTCTTAATCCCGACGAAGTTATTGCTGTTGACTCAGAGATAATTGATGGCATTGAAAAGTATATTGTGTCGGAAAAGCCAGATGTTAATGTTTTTGCTGTTCCAGCACGTAAGCTTGTGTTTCCGAATACGCCAAGAGAGCAGGAAACCTACAAAATTCTTTATGCAGATGCGGAGAAAGACAGAGACGAGTATCGTACAAGAGCTTGGAAAGCTGAAGAGCAACTTAAGGAAGCCCGTAAAAAACTAGACGATCTTAAAGAGGAGAAATCAAATGAGTGATCCTATCATTCTTGACAACACAAAGCGAAGTCAATTTCGCCAGTGTAAGAAGAAGTACTTCCTTTCTTCCGTCAAAGGGATTCAGTCTAACTTCGGCTCGACAGCAATTCGTTATGGTGTTACCTGGCATGGCATCATGGAAGGCTTCTATACGTTTGTAAAAGCTAATGGATGGCCAACAAATCAAGACAGTTTAAATGAAGCTATGACTGCTGGGCTTGAGCTTGGAGTAGAAAAATGGAAGAAAGAAAGTGTAACAAAAACATACAATGAGGATTACAAAAACTTCAACACAGCAGTAAGCGCGTTCAACACTTACCTTGAATACTTCAAGGAAGATCAAAATTACCTTAAAATCCTAGCAACAGAAACTAAGTTTGAGTGTCCTATTGAACCTGAGAACGAGGTCGAAGATAAATTGCTTTCAAAGCTCCCGCCTATTATCTTCACAGGACGTATAGATCTTTCTGTTGAAATGGATTCTATGAAGTGGATTTGGGATTTCAAAACAACTGGATGGATTTTAGATCAAGTAATTGCTAAAGCAAACAGAAGTCCTCAGCTCATTGGGTACTCGTATGCTGGGTCGAAGGTACTTGACTTTAAACCAAACGGATGCTTAGCTTCATTCGCTTATGTTGGAGCGTATAAGTCAAGGAAGACTGGAGAGTACGGAGATGTAAAGTTTGACTTCCGCAGAGTCCCGCAGGTCTATACACAAGGAGATATTGATGCTTGGAAGTTAAGCTTCATTGACACAGCGAGAGAGATTCATTTCTCTATGGAGAATAACCTGTGGCCGGAAAGCTTTGATAACTGTCACCAGTACGGTGTATGCCCGTACTTGAGACTTTGTCAGCAGCATTGTAAGTTTGAGGAGTTGAACCTTGAAGGATTCCACGAAGAATTCTGGGACGTACTTGAAGAAGAGTAAAGAAGAAAACAAATTCACTACTTGGTACTTATGCAGATGTGGGTGGGAGTGCAGTGGAGAAAGATTCCTCTATACTCTCTGCCCTAAGTGTGGAGAGCAAGTAACAAGTTGGACAAGAGTTAAATTTCCTGAAGGGAATTAAAGGAGGTTTTAACTGCTTATGAAAATCCAACAAAATCAAAAGAAATCGGTTAAAATCGCTTGCTTTTTAACCCAAAATGTAGTATATTTAAGGAGTGAAACATGAAAGTCACAAAGGTAACGAAAGAGTATTTCGAGATAGAGGACGAGAAGGTTTATTTCTTCGAGCCTTTGGAAAAAGAAATATCCGTTGAGGATATGCAGAAGATTGTGGACGCAAACGAAAAATTAGTTAAGGAGTTGAAAGATGTTAAAGATTGAACACCCTGCTAAATATTCAGATGTTTTATTGCCTATTTTCGATAAGTATTTACCAGATGACACTTACCGAATTTTAGACCCATTTGCCGGAACAGGGAAGTTAAAACAAATTAGACCAAATTGCACATTGCTTGAAATAGAGCAAGAGTGGGCGGCACTTTGTGGAGCTATTGTTGGCGATGCAACAGCGATGCCATTTGAAGACGCTTATTTTGATGCGATTTGCACATCACCGACTTACGGCAATAGGATGGCCGATTCTTTCCAAGACCATCAAGTGCATAAAAAATATAAAAGAAACACATACAGACATACTTTAGGAAGGAAATTGTCTGATAACAATAGCGGCGGAATGCAATGGGGGGAAAAATATAGAACACTGCATTTAATGGCATGGCGAGAATGTTTCAGGGTTTTGAAAAATGGCGGCACTTTTATATTAAACATATCTGACCACATCAGAAATGGGAAAATCATAGAAGTAACCAAGTGGCATATTAGTACTCTTGTTGAAGTTGGGTTCATAGAAAAAGAACATATAAAATGCGAGACAAGAAGGCAAAGATTTGGGCAGAACGGTTCTTTGCGTGTTGGTTACGAATCGATAGTGGTGTTTGATAAATGAAAATCTATAAAATCACAGAAGCAAGTGAATATCTTGGGGTGTCAATTAACACACTCAAGACACTTGCCAACAACGGAAACATAAAATCTTTCAAGACCGCTGGTGAACATAGGCGTTTTCGTCAAGAGGATTTAGACGCTTATATGGGAGTCGAGAAAGAGAAACAAGAAAAGTTGACTGTGATTTATGCAAGATGCTCAACAGCCAAACAGAAAGAAAATCTTGAACGCCAAAAAGAACGACTGATGAAACACGCAGAAGCCAAAGGTTACAAGTATGTGCTGATTGATGAAATTGCTTCTGGAATAAATGAGAAACGAAACGGCATACACAAGTTAATCAAAATGTGTTTTGAAGGTAAAGTTGAACGAGTGCTGATTGAATACAAAGATAGGCTTGCCCGATTTGGCTATGAATATCTGGATGCCATATTTACTAATCTGGAAATTACCGTTGAAATAATGGAAGTGAAAGACAAGAAATACGAAGAAGAATTGGCAGAGGATATTATGAAAATTCTCACTTGCTATTCGGCTCGTTATTACGGTGCAAGAGGTGGCAGGAAGAAGAAAAACAAGGCTGAAAACGAGCCTGTCGAATCTAATGGAATTTGAAAAGGAGGTATAATTATGGGGTTATTCAGACGCAAGAACAAGGCACCAGAAATTAAAGTAGTAAGTCTTGGTGATTATATTTTCATCAAAGATGCAATATTCCGAGTGGACTATAATGCTTTGGTTCAGTTGCCAGTTATACCAGTAAGTCAAAATAAATCAGAAGAGGAGCAAAATTAATGGGTATGTTTGATGATGTTTTAGAAAATGTAGGCGAGCCGTATAAAGGCGGCAAGGGTTTTGAATACGGTACTCACGAAGTTCTGATTATGCTGGCCGAAGCCAAGTCTAAAGACACCAAGAAGGCCAAAGACTGTGCCATTATCGAAGTTACGGTTGCCGGCAAGGAAGACCAATCACGCGAAGCAAGTTGTACGCTCTGGTTCCATACTGAAGGTGCTGCCAAGATGTCGGTTACTAAAGTGTTGGGCTTGCTCGTACACAAAGTTAGCGAAGACAAGAAAGACGCAGTACGCACGCTAGGCAAAAAACTGTTCGGCAGTATTGACGATCCGGTTAAGGCTCGTGATGTTGCGGCCAAGCTCATAAACGATAAACTGATTGGCGCTGAAGGCTACCTAGTTGCCGAGCCTAATGGTGACTACAAAACCACCAGTTACGGTGATTTGTGGCATTACCCAGCCGAGCCGCGTGACGCCGATGATCGTGCTGATGCGCAGCTACCGCTTGATGGCGAAGATATTACTGACACCGAAGAAGGTAAAGATATACCTGACTTTAATGAGGACGATCTATAATGTCGGCGCCAAAGAAGCGAGTGCGCCGCAAGGAAGCCGGCTTTATTGGCGTCAATCTTGCCAAAGGTGGTGATATGACGTTGTTTAATCGGTTCGAGCAAGAAATTGCCTCTGATCCTGAATTAGACAGAAGTAAGCTGGTTCGGCTTGCACTTAAAGAGTACTTTGAGCGGAAAGACAGCAAAAATGGGTAACAAAATATGCGCGGTTTGTAATTCTACCGAGCATACAACAGCAAAATGTCCTAGCAAATAGTGTTTGAAGCACCACGCTAACTACCACATATAGCGTGGTGCAAAAGCACAAGCATGGGGGTATTATAGAGGGTACTATATGGCAAAAGATGATGATTTAGTTTTATCGAACACCGAAGAAAAAATGTCGCTCAAACAGCGACAAGCACAGAAGGTTGCTCAAAAATACCGGATTGTGCGCTTCAGAGGTGCAGTTTTATACCGAGCTGATGAAGGGTGGGAGCCATTATCTTCTGACGAGTTCGCGCGTATTTGCTATAAGGTGCATGGCGCCGGCATACGCCAGACACAGATCAAAGACTTGCAACACTTATTCTTTACCAGTTCTGATGATTTGACGAAGTATGCTCACTTCATAGCTATGCCCGATGGCCGGGTGTGGGATATGAAAAAGCTTGAGTTCAATACCAAAGTATCACCAGAAGATTGTGTTTACACTACCGCAGTAAATCCCGGTAATGGCAATTCACACCGCAAGTGGCTTGAAGAGGTTACGCTTGGTGATACTGACTTGGCTGACGATATTATAAAGGCGCTCGCGCCGGTGTTTATGTTCAAGAAACCCTTTGGCGTGTTCTGGTTCTTGGGTAACGGCGCTAATGGTAAGTCCACCACGCTTAAGGCGCTGTACGCTATATTTGGCTCCGAAGCTCCGTACACTCATAACCGATGGTTTAGCCAGCTCACAGTCAAGCAGATCGAAGACGAGCGCGATACACCTATGATCAATGGTAAGCTTGGCAATATTTGTCTTGAGAGTAATGACGGCCACGTTAAAGATACTGGCGGTTATAAAAACTTGGCCGAACACAGCACCTTCACTGTTCACCGGTTTAATAGCCAAGATGGCGCGCCGGTCGATGGCAACGTGCATACGATCTTCAACGCTAATAATATTCCTACCTTTGCCGACAAAACGCAGGGTGTACGCCGGCGAACCTTCACCATTCCGTTCAAGGCATCATTCCCTCAAGATAACACCTTTGACGAGAAGCTATTTGCCAAGAAAGACTTTTTGCCTGATCTGCTAGGTGAAATACTTGAGACTACTGTAAAACTCAAAAAGAACGGCTATAACTACGACTTCAGCGTGAAGACACTTAAGGCCAAAGAAGATTATGACGAAGAGGTTAATACGGCCGAAACATACTTTGAAGAGCTGGTACAAACGGATATTTGGGGCTTCACTAACTTCACCGAGCTTACCAAAGACTATCAGCGCTGGTGTGACGAACGATCATACACCGCACTTGGCAAGAAGTCGATTGCTCATGCCGCTAAGGTGTGGGGCTACGAACGCCGGTCATTTAGGCAAGATGACAAGCTGGTAACACGCTATGTTCACGATAATCATAACCCCGAAGAATTGGTTGAATTAAAACAGCGATGGGGCATGTTCCAAAAAGAAGACAGCGAAATTGAATTAAGCGTAAGGGAGAACGCTATTGACACCACTTATGATAATTTGATTAAGTTGCTTTAATATGGCTAGTCTAAAACAACGATTTGAAGAATTAATACACATGGAGTGGGGCGAGTTTTGCGAACTTGAGAAGAGTAAAGCCGCCAATGTCGATGAAGTGGTACTATGTTCACTGATCCGAAGCTGTGCCGATACTGATGATATTGCTTCAATAAAAATGGCTTTTGACCGGCTTGATGGCCTACAAGAAACGCCAATTGAGATTAAAGTGCCAAAGTTTTACATACGATATGTAAAAGCCAAAGAACTTGAGCCGGGATCGAAGCAAATAGAGGCTCCTGAAGGCATCCAAAAAGACGAACCTAGTAAATATGACCCTGCGACCGCAAAACTGCGCGAAACGCTTAAGGAAATGCGCTCAATGCCGCGTGATGTGATACGAGTAGTCCGGCTTTATAAGAAACGCATTGAAAAAGGCACGCCAGTCGATCATCAGCCTATGGTTAAATCGGTAATTGTGGCCAACTTGCTCAAACACGTTAGTAAAGGCCGGTTTCGAGCTATTGAGCTTGTATTTGACCAGATTGACGGCAAGCTCACGCGTACAATCAGCTTGCTTGGTGGTAGTGATGTGTTTGTTGATGACACTACTACCCTAGTAGCGCCGGCTGGTTCTATGCTTGGCGAAGATGGGGTATATATCCGTGAAGATCCGGTAATGAAAGCGGCGTGGTTGCGCGGTTTCGCTAATAGCCAAAAAGGGCTTGAAATACTAGCAGAGGGGCTAGATGATGAGCGTTGAGAGCGGCCTTCAGTCTGACATTCGCAAATACCTCAAAGGTAAGGGTTGCTATGTGCTAGTATTAAATCCCCGGCCGGGCATACCGAAAGGCTGCTCAGACATTATTTTTATGCTTGAGGGGTTTTGGGGCGCTATCGAAGTAAAAGATAGTCCGACAGCTAAATGGCAGCCGCTTCAAAAAGAGACACTTGAGAAGTTTGATATATGGTCATGGGGAAGGCGTGTTGATCCGAGTAATTGGCCTGAAGTTCAAGCAGAACTGGAAGCGATGTTATGAGGCGCGCATATACACCGAAGCCTCATCATGTAGAGCGGTGTGCGTGCGGTAAAAAGAAGTCAAATTATAATCAAGCAAAGAAAGAGGCAAAATACTTGAAATACAATAAGAAATATCCCGATCTGATACCAATGGTTTATAAATGTAAATTGTCCGGTTGGTGGCATGTAGGTAATTCAGTATGATTATTTATCACGATGTTGAACAGGGTACGCCAGAGTGGAAGGCGCTGCGCAAGCCGTTATGGACTGGCAGCCGCGCGATTAGACTACTGCAAGGCAAGCCATTTACTGAGGAGCAAGATTTTCGCGGTAATGATGCTACACGGCGCGGCCAGATGCTTGAGTTTGCAGCTATCCGCGAGTATGAGCGCAAATACCGGCGTAAAGTAGCGCGACCGGGCTTTGTGACCAATACGGTATATACCAATGCCGGCTATTCACCTGACGGTATAGATGGCGGCTGGTTGCTAGAGTGTAAGGCGTTCAATGGTACGCGGCACGAAGATCTAGCAGCCGAAAAAATACCACTAACAGTGTTGGTGCAAATATACTTCGGCATGATCATCACCGGCAAGCGTAAAGCGCGATTGCTAGCGTTTAACCCTGAATACGAAGAACAGCTTACAGTTATTGAAATTACCTATGACAAGGCTATTGGCAATAATATCCGAGCAAAACTGCGCTTAGATATGAAGAAACGCCGCTCTACTTCTTAGAACGGCGCCGGTATTTAGCTAAAACCTTTGCGCTTGGTAGCTCTTCAAAATATAGCTGAAAAGCCTCAAGCGTATTGTATGATCTAATAAAAATATTCTCCTTATTAGCACTACTATTATAGCATTATTGACAGACTACCTCTGTTATGATAGTATAATTGGTACTGACCGCTCCCCCGAAATATCAGCGTTCCAAATTGCTAATCTCTTGGGGAGCGGCATTTTTTGTTTAGAGACAAAATACCCCTCTTTAAGCGAGGGGTTTGCCGATTGAGTATTTGATCGTTTTTATATATACTATTTATTTTGGAATAAAGTGTTTGAGACTTATGTACCTAAGGTGGAGTTTTGGGAGTTCTTATTTGTGAAAGGTGCAATACTCACCTCATTATAAGCATAACTGCAATAGATATGCTATACTTTGTCATGTGAGATGTAGTTCACAGGGGTGTAAACTAAAAAACGGCCACTGTGCGAGGGTGGCCGTTTTAATTTATTGAGATTTATGTTTTAGCGCGTACCATCACCCGAAGCACCGCCACCGGCTTTCGAGAAGGCCGTTGAGATACCGATAGCTCCGAGTGCATAAACGATGCCCTGTGCAACAGTAATGTTCTGAACGCCGATATTGGTATCGACAAGGGCTACTATCACGCCTACGAGAAGCGCAACAACTACTGTTAGCCATCCCACGATCTGAGGGAAGGCCATTTTTACTAATTGTGTGATTGCTACGATCAGTAGCGGTATGAACAAACTTGCTTGTACGAGTTCCATAATGTTTTATCTCCTTATGGTAGCCTTAATACTTGATTTGGGTAAATGGTATATGGTGCGCCAATACCATTCAACTTAGCAATATCCTGCCAGTTTCGGCCTGTTTTCTGACCAATACCACTAAGCGTATCACCACGAACAACAGTGTAAGTTGCCTGTGGTGCTGGTGCGCTGCCACCACCAAGCTTCAATACTTGGCCGGGGTAAATAGTGTATGGTGAGCTAATGCCGTTTGCAGCAGCAATATCTTGCCATTTAACACCAGTTTTAGCGCCTATACCTGAGAGTGTGTCACCACTGACTACACGATATGTTCCTGCTGCCGGTACGGATGAGACAGAGCCGGCACTACCGCCATATACTTTAAGCACTTGGCCGGGGAATATGACGTTTGGATTAGCTATACCGTTAGCTGCGGCCAATGCTTGATAGCCGCCGGGATAGCCTAACTTTGAAGCGATGCCACTGAGAGTATCGCCTTTTTGAACAACGTATGTGCCACCACCCGGCGCTGGTTGTGACGGCTGTACTGGTGCAGATGGCGCCGGTACGTTACCTTTTGCGCCATAAGCGGTAAATTGCCCCTGATCGCCATAAAAGATATTCATATCAACAGAGTTAGCGCTTACGCCCGGTACACGAGCAGTCGAGGTATATTGCCACATAATGACTGACAAGATGCCAGCAGTTGCCGGTGATCCTTCTGGTACGCCAGAATTAGTGCCATATTTAGCGCTCCATGCGCCAATGTTACGGTCTTTGATAGGCTGTAAATCACCCCTAAAACGAGCCTGATTTGAGTAAAGTACAATATTTAAGCCGGTTAGCTCTTTCACGCGATCGGCAAACTCACAGACAAAACCTACATTTATAGCAGCTTCATTTTCATCATCAAGCACCAAGCCTTCACCCGGCTGTAAGCCACCAGTTGCAGCAACAAAATATTCAGCCTGTTGTCGAGCGCTGCCAGCACCCCCTTTATACCAGTAAAACCAACGCGGAAGTCCTACGCGGCGCGCTTCATTACGGTTACGAGCAAACATATTATCGGTATATAGGCCACCATCAGCACCACCGGCTTTAATTACTACGCCTTGTATCTGATCTTTGAACTGATCCCAATTGATAACACCTTGCCACCTTGATACGTCTGCTACTTTTATCTCTGCCATAATCACGCTCCTTGCTTGTTATGGTTGTAGTATATCATTTTTTGTGTAGGTGTTCGTCATTGGTAAGTAAGTGTTCAGATTCATCGTGAGATTCATCAACAATATGGCTCATGCG